CGGTCAAAACATTTTTCGGGGCCTTACGAACAACTGTCACATGCTCTTCTTGAATTAGGATATTATTACTGAAGTTTATGTTTTGATCAGGATTAATTAATCTAGTGTGGAAATTACCGTTAGGAAACGTCCCCTCAATACTACGTGGTATATTTATTTTTTTGGGCTCAGTTGCTCCATCAGTCCAAATCAACATATCGTCTATGATGTTTATACCGGTGATAGTGTTTTCTGGAAACTTTAAAACCCCACCTGATTCAACTTTATAATCAACAAAAACCTCCTTTATGTACCCACTTTTTAATTCAAAAATTATATCTCTAGGTTCTGATATTCCTATTGGTTCTCTAACAAACCAATAAAGAGTGTCGTTCTTTTCGTCCGCAATAGCACCAACACATGTAGAGTTTGAATCAATACCTAAGTTAGTTGTAACAGCGGAGTTCCCCAATATGTTTTGAACAGTACCAACGTTAGATCCCTCTGAAGTTGAAACCTGTATGTTTAACGCGTCTCTATATTCACCTTTAGGAACAAGTCTTTCGTCAACATCCTTGTTCATTTTACCACCCGTAAAATTATGCTTGATCTCTGGCATGTACTAGTGTTTTATTTGCTTAGATTTACCTCTAAGTATTTGAGTTAATTCTTCTAATTTTAAACTAGATAATCTTAATTTTGCAGTTCTAACAGCTGCGAATCTTTCTTTTTTAAATCTATTTACTTGATATTCTGGAACATTAGCATTGCCAGCTAAAATAGCATGAGATATCCACTTGTACATTGCTTCTTCGGCAAATTTATGAACCTGCATCTCTCCATCAGTCCCAAGACTATCGCTTATATAATCTAATATTACAGTTTTTCCACTAACATTAGAGCTAAAATGTATTTTTCCTGATTGACAATCTATGTAAAAAGATCCGTTCGCTTGAGCGTGCTGTGGATCTAACCCGTATCTTGACCCGTCCAATGGCCAATAAGTATCGTCATCATATTGATTTTGATTTTCAGACGGTGTTCCTGATTTATAGTTTGACCAAGTAGTTGAATCTGTTTTTTTACCTGAAACAAAAGTAATATCATTACCAGCGAAAGTTACAGTTGATAATGGGGGATTACTTACAACTATAGAATTTGCGTTAACGTGTGTTATTGTTGTGTTTGTAACAAAATCTTTATGAGAAATAATCATACCTACCTCTAAATCTGATGTTATAAAAGTTCCAGAGTGGGCTGTTATAGTTTGGTGAGCATTATTATATATTAAATCTTCTATTATAAAAGAAGAATTTTGAGGTAACATTAAAGAACCGTCTACGTTTGTAAACGTTAGTGTAACGTCACTCATGTCACCACTTGGAATATTTATAGTGTTACTAAATTGCACTGTTGTCAACCCACCGAAATTACTTGTTGCCAAAACCACCGTTCCAGTAGGTATATAAGGTCCCGAGACAAGCATACCAACAATTATATCTTTATATTCACTATCAAGAGTAGTTTCATCTTCACCGTCTCCTAAAATTGTAGCACCAGCTTGTAGTATTTTGGAAAAATCTCCACCACTATTTTGCAGTGGATTTGTAGGATTTGAGGTTTTACTTGTTGGATATAACAAATGCTTTACACCCGCAGAATCCACCTGACTAACTTTAGTATAGTTAACGTAGTCTTGAGGTAAGATCATTTGGAGTGAAGCAGGTACTGTAATTTCTTGTGCCTTGCAAGATTTGAATGTGTCAAAAGATAATTCCGCCAAAGCTCTTTGAGCGTGAAAAGCCACATCTGTTCTCCTCACTTTAGGAATGATTTTATCTTCCCCAACATATACAAACATAAATTGATTTATAATATCTGTTAGAGAAACGAATTGGTAGTTCCCAAAATCATTTCCATCGTAATACGATTGTGCTGTTTGATTTATTAATCCCATTTATTTATTGTTTTTCTTGTTGTGTTTGCAGTTGTTCTAGTCCCTGTCCAGACCTCATGATATCATCTCTTTGCATAGAAATCCCCGCATATTTTAATATCTTATATACCAACTCAACTTCTTCAGAGGGGTGGAGTTCAAAATCCACAGATTCATCGTTATTATATAGAGCTTTACCGCTAATAACGAAGTAACCCCAAGCAGGATCTGCTGGTACTCTAAAGTAAAAAACACCTGTAGGGGTTACTAGATTACCACCATCAGCTCTACATCTCATTATGTTGTTTCTTATGTTAGCAACCGGTCTAGTGTTAGTGGGTGATAACAATGGACTACCCTGGAGGATATCGTTAAAATCTGCAGTATTCATGATTTCACATTCAACTTGATTAAGTTCTATTCTACTAATTCTATAAACATAATCTGGAACTCTCTTGTTTATACCTCCACCACCAGCTCCAACCCAACCAGCAACGTCAGCTGGACCATCAACGACTTCAAACTGTTGAAGTTTTTCTTCTAGTATATCATCAACATCAGCATACACAGTGTCATTACCAGCAGCTCTTCGAAACTGATTTATATCGTAAAAATACTGTTCAAATATTTCTTTTTGAGCTTGGTTTGCAAATAAATTGAACTCTTGAGGCGTTATATAACCCCTCTGCTCTTTATTGGCAAAATTTAATACTTTTTGATACACCGTGTCTATGTTTACCATAATTTTTTATTTATTATAGGGGAACAACCTATTTAAAGTATCCTTTCTTTTTGCACAACCACAATCTTTTTTTGTAATCTTACTAACCGTGTCTACAACTTTTTTTATTCCCGTTGCTTTTGTAATTTTTTCTATTGAGTCACCTAAACCCTTTGATTTCTTTGTCATAAAATTAAATTTTAATAAATGGTTACCCCGAAGGGTAACCATATTGTTTTGTTGTTAATTTAATCTTTTCTCTATATTAGAGTAGATTTCCATTCCTTCGTCAGTTTTAAACCACTGAGCTAAAGCTGAATACGGATGTTCGTCAAACGGTACTGTCATTAACTTTCTATCGTTAGACCCCCACATGAAGAATCTTTGATCAACAGATAGTTTTAAAATCCCCATCTCAGTTGCTTTAATACCAAAGTTTCTAAGCTGAACATTCTCATCAGTAGCAAGTTCTAAGAATAATTTAGGATTCTTTTTTGCGAATATAAGTAAGTCACGCTTAAGTTCCTTAGAACTCATCTCTGATACTTTAGAACCGTTCTCTACACGCATAATAGCTTCCGCCATATCAATATCCATGTTTCTAGCAGCTAATAAAGCATCTGCCTCCATTTCCAACACTTCCATCTGATCTTCTGCTTCTTTGATAGGTTTATACTCCTCATATATAACATCTTTATGAGGATGGTATAAAGAAAGTAGTTTTTGTAAAGTCTGTTTATTTCTAGGAACCTCTAAAACCCCTGCTCTAAATACAATATGTTCTAACCTTTGGTCACCTTTCATTTCATCAACAAACGGTGTTTTTTGGTTTTGACAGTATTTTAATTCTCTTTCGTAACCCAATTCTTCGTCAAAGTAATAAATACCCGCCGACTTAATTGATCTACTAACTGGAGAAGAGTGATCAGATAAATAATAAAATCTATCTTTAACTTCCCAAGTGTTTTCCGGTGTTTCCATCGGTAATTCTGTAGTTGTTTTTGGTTGTTCTACAACCAACGGTTTCTCTACAACCTCTTGTGTTTTTTGTTTTTTTGCCATAATATAATATATAATAAAATTAATAAAATAAAAGGGACTGGGAAATTAATCCCAGTCTCTTTAATATAATAAGTGCTTATTTCATTATCATGAAATTGTTCGCACCTTGAGTAATTAAACATCTTTCAGATAACATGTGCATTTGCATTGCATCTAAAGCAGACGTAGCAGCTCCAACAGAACCAGTGATCCATGATTTCATGTATCTATTATCTGTTTCCGAAGCTCTATATCTAACGTGTAAGAATGGTCTCTTAAGATTTTTTCCTAACATTTGATCATAAACCGTAGTAACACCCGCTGGGATAATAACCCCTCTAATAGCGTTAACAGTGTCTAATAAACCGCCTCTAGTTCCTTTGTCATTTAAGTATCTAAAGTCAGATTTGTAGAAATCATAAGATCCACGTCTAAACCCAGAAAAACCTAAGTTTAAAGCCATATCTGCAGAGTTGTCAAATACTCCGTAAGAAGTACCACCAGCTCCATAAGAATTCATAGAAGCTAACATATCATCGATAGCTAACGAAGTTGATCTATCAACGAATAACATGTTTTCTTCAATAGCACCTTGCTTGTCAAACTCAGCTAAAATAGCATCAAATTCAGCTAAATCAGTAGCAGCGTTAATACCTGTAACTCCTGACGTAGTGTTTCCTCTTTTCTCTATAGCGTCAAATAAACCTTGAGTACCGTAAGATTCTCCAGCACCGTTGATAAAGTCATCAAGAGTTGTACCACCAACAGTACCGTTAACAGATTCCAACATTGCCATTTCTAAGTAATCAGCAAATCTCATTTTCGTTTCAGAAGCAGCTTTAACATACCATAAGTATCCCCCAGCTCCCTCTTCAGTAGTAACCTCAACCCAACCAACTTGAGAAGTATCAGATCCATTGATCTCATAGTAATCTTTTAAAATGATTGGTTTGTTGTTGTACTGTTGGAATTGTGGTTCATTAGATGTTCTAGAACTTGCTGTTGTTGATGTATCCGAGTTGTAAGATTGTCCTTTTCCATACTCAGATCCATAAACTAATACTACAGCCGCTGCAGAAGCAGTAAGTGCAGTTTGTAAGTCTACAGCATCATAACCTGCTACAGTTACTGTTGCTCCAGAAACAGCTGTAACAACTGCTTTTTGAGTAGCACTAGCGTCAGATATTAAAACCATATCGTTTACTCTAATACCGTGATTTGCACCTGCCGCTTGGCCATCGATATCAGTACCGATCTCAATAGTTTCATTAGAACCATGTATCGTACAGTTGTATGATAAGTGTAATCTACCTTGCTCAGACCAAATAATTTGATCAGATTGCATTGGTTCTTCAGCTCCTACTTGTGCTAAGAATCCTGAAATTGTTCTATTACCAAACACCTCAGCTTCCTGAGACATTAAGTCTGGTAAATATTGTTGCGCCCACCCAGAAGTACCACTTGCTGTAAAGTCAATGTAGTTAGATGTAGCGGCTTGTTTTTGTGGTAGGGGAGTGCTATTTAAGCTCGCCCCCGCTGTAATTGCCATAATTTATTTCTTTAAATTGTTATTTATTTTTGTTTTTAATTTTAAACTTAAAATCAGAAGAATTATCTCCTAGCGCTCTCACTTTTATTCCACCAGCTTCAACTACCCCATGTTTTTGTCTTGGAGCCATATCTACATTTTTAGATTTAGCAATGCTGTTTTTCATAGCATCAGCTTTTCCTTGTTCATAAAAGTGTTTCGCAACAGCGTCTGCATTCATTGCTGTATAAAGAGATTTGTGATAACCCTTAGCGTCTTTTAAAGCCATTTTCTTATCCAAAAACTTTTTGGTGAAATTGTTTAAATTACTTTGAGTGTTTTTAACCTCTTCAGCATTGTTTACATTAAACCTGTATTTCTTATCACCGACGTTATATTCAAAACCTTTGAACTTGTCGTTGAAAACTTGTTCAGTTTTCTGTGTAAAAATATCAGAGTTCTCTTTAGCTGCTTTTTTGTTTACTTCTGTTTCCTTGTTATGTCTATTAAAGAAATCAATTGCTTTTTGTTGCTCACTCGTAAGTTTGCTTCCAGCTTTGATCTCGTCATAGTATTTAGACTTTTGCCCGTCTAAGTGGCTTTTAGCGCTGGCAACTTGCTCTTTAAGCGCTAATTTCTTTCTACGTATATCTCTATCGTCGTCCATATCTTCGTCGAAGGAGAATTGATCTTCCATAAGGAAGTTAATTTCTTCGTTGTTTAAATGAGGTTTTGTTTGCTTATAGTATTCGTATAATAAATCCTGATTATCTAATTTACTATAATCTTGATTAAGCTTAACATAGTCATTCAAATCTCCACCAGTATCTTCCATAAAGTCCATTAGCTTTTGGATATTTTCTGGTAGTGGTTCACCGGTTTCAAGGTTTTCTTTAATAGCTTCTTCAGCTTCTGTTGCTATCTCCTCAACCTCAGTGTTAGTCTCTGCAACTACCTCTTCTTCAGTAATTTCTTCTAATACTGGGGTTTCTTGTGTTTCAGTTTCCGGTTGTACTTCTTCTTGTTCTTGTGTGGGCTCGGCATTTTCAGACTCTGCAACCACTCCGCTGTCGTCAGTGTTATCTTCTTTAACTTCATTTTGTTTTGGTTCTGGTGGTTTACTTAAGTCTACCTTAACAACGTTATCGTCTCCAGCAGATTCAAACTTACTTTCATCGACTTGTTCAGTCGTTTCTTGTGTAGTCTCCTCGACTACTTTTTCATTTTTTTCTTCCATAATATAATATAATAATAATTAATAAATTTACTTAGGGTCAAATGATCCTAGATCAAAACCACCACCTAATATATCATTACCTGCAGATTCAAAGTTTTTAGGCGGTAAACCACTTTTTCTTTGATCTATAAGTTCTGATTGTTGTGAGGCTTGTATTCTAGTTCTTTCGTCCTTACGATCTTCTTTGTTTTGTTCTTTAGCTTTTTGTCCCTCAACCTCAATGCCTTTTAACTCCATGTTAAACTGAAACTCTAATCCCATTAATTCTTTTTTCATTTGAACCTCTTGTAACATTCTTTGAGATTCTAATTGAGCTTTTACTTGTTCTAATTGAACTTGACCTTGAGTTATTGCTTGATTTTTCTGAACCTCAGCTTGAGCCGCAGCTTGAGCCGACTGTTGGTTTAACTGAGCTTGCTGCTGCATGTTTTGTTGTTGTACGAGTTGGTCGTTGTCTAACTTTCTCTTTCTACGTATTTTAAGAAGTTGGTTGGCTAACTTTATATTTTTAATTTCTCTAATATCAATAGCGTCAGCAAGTTCAATTATTTGCTGTTGTAAGGCCATTTGTATATTATTTTCCAACATCATTCTTTCTTCTTCATCTGGTTGTAAGTCAATAAATATACCAAAGTCATACAAATGTAATTCCGATAACTCTTCTAATACAGCGGTATTGTGAACGCCTACAGATTGTATAAAAGCATCTTTAGTAGGAGAGTATTCGATAATATCTGAGATTCTTAAAGATAAACACTCACATACCTCTGCTGTTAAAAATAACCCAGCTTGTAATATGTGTCGTGTAGCCGTGTTTGAGTTTGCTGCTGCTAGCTTCTGAACACCAACTAAAGCATTTTTATCTGGTGTACTACCATCTCTAGCTTCGTTAAGTCCAGTTACATCTCTTATCATTTGTAGGTAGTAATTGTAATTGCCAATAAGAGCTTGCATTTTATTTCCACCAGATCCAGATGTAATTTCTTGAATAGGTACTTTACCTGGGTTCATGTCTCCCTCAGAAGTAAATGATCTACCAATTACCGAACCAGTTTGGAAAAACATGTTTAGTGCTTCCTGTGGATTATAGTTTGTTCCATTACCCAAGTCTACTTCAGCTAAACCATCAGCGTCTAGATAAACCCCATCAGGAACCATTCTAGATAATACTTGTTGAAGTTTTAAATGGGTTAATTGAATCATATCTGCAAATCCAGTGATTTTGCTAACCAAAGATTCTATCTTGCCGTTATACATTCTAGGGGCAACAATAGCGTAATTCATTTTAACTTTAGTAAAATTACTTTTAGGACGCATCATATTCTTAGCCATTTCCCACTTAAGTAGTTTATCAGTACCAAGTATCATAGCTCCCTCATAGAGGCACTCTATAGACCTTAACATTTTACCATATCCACCTTCTTTGCTTTCAGGAGGATTAAATGAATCATCTTTAGGAATGATTTTATCACCACCAGTTGCTGTTTCTTTTGTTTTATAAACCTCATTCATATAGGTTTTATAATTAAAGTATAAAACTCTAATAGTGTTTTTATCTTCCTTTTCTACAGTGTATTTTGAGTTGTAGTTAGATCTAGTGGTGGTTTTATTATCCATTATATCTTTAAGATCACCTTCAGATAAGTGGGGAAATTGCTTTGCTAACTCATTAACTGGGATTGACTTAACTTCACCCACGTAATATATATCTTCGAAATAAGGTGAATCAGTATACGAATATACTAGATTGGCTGGATCCACATAGTCTACAACAACTCCTTCAGAGGTATTAAAAGAAGTTTTAACAGCACCGATACCTATAGTTGTTAAATCATAGTAAAATTGTTTTTTTACTAGTTCATATCTATTACCCTCTAAAAGCGTGTTTAAAGCCTGTTCCTCTGCTAACTCCACAGATTGCTTGTAGCTAAGTTGCATGTGTAACTCTAGTTCGTCTTGACTTTCTGGTAGTTCCTCTATAGCACTTTTCCTAACATCAAGACCTAACTGATCCTCAACGGCGGCGTTAAAGTCTTTTAACCTCATATCTTTTAGTATATCTTCCATATACTTTGTCCGCTTACTCATACCAAACGGATCTTGAGAATACGCTTTTATATCATAAGTTCTTTCAGAAATACCATTTACAACAATATCCACAAATTTAGAGATAATTGGAACTGGTTTCCAGTCTAAATTTAAATAGGACAAATCACCGTTTATAGATAACTCATCCTTATATTTTTGTATTGACTGCTCGCCTCTAGCGTACAATCTTAAATTATGAAAATTATTGTTGTTAGACTTATATTTATTATAACTCCCATCGTTATCAAACCACTCTGCTTCTATTGCTTTACCTACCTTCAAACCATACTCATAGCTTAACTTCTCAGCATCACTAACTGTTTGACTCGGGAAATAACTATTAATGCCAGACTCTGCCATATTTATTATTTGATTATTTGTGAATTAGTCCCAGTATTACTATACTTGGAAATATTTATGTTTAGTGGTTGTTTTTCAACCTTAGCATTTGGTGCGTATAAGTGCCTGTTGTTAGCCATAATAGCTAAACCAGAACTTATCGACGCATCATGCTTTGTTCTTTTATTTATGTCAAACCTTGCCCAATCATTTAACAATTCGTTAAAGTACAAGTCTCCAAAAGTCCCGTCTCGCTTCACGCCAACGTGATCCTGTATATACATCTCAATAGCCGCTGCGTGAGCCTGTTTAATATCTTCTGAGGAGTTAGGTATACCACCCACTTCTTTTTCTGCAACAGATAATTTATTCCAAACTTTATCTGGTCTATTCATACTAAACCCTCTATATCCTCTACGTCTCAGATAGTACAAGAGGCGAGGTTTATTGTTCTCTGCGAGTATAGGCATCCCGTAAAATACTAAAGCCATTAGAACGTCCTCAAAGAACATCTCGGCCGTTGGTGGTCTAGACAAGTATTCTAAAAAGAAACTGTTAGCTGGAGCGTCTTCCATGCTGAACCTAGTTAAGCCATGTAAGGCTCCTTTCGATCCAACTCCATCTACTGTACCTGATATATCGTAACTATCACAACCAAAGGCTCCCATGTGTTCGTTACCAGGGTATTTTATACCATTTTTAAGCACTACTCTATTTTGTATTCCAGAGGGTGGAACCCAACTAACTTTAAATCTTCCTTTTGGATCTGGATAAAATATAACTTGTGTATCTTTTATTCCATTAACCCATTGAAAATTACCTCTTGTAATACCTAGCGTTCTGGACATCTCGTCATTATAATCTATCTGCTCATATATTTTAACTAAGTTAAATATACTTCCTTTTGTCTCATCTCTAAACGCGTGTTCAGTGGTTCTTGGAAACTGACGGTAAAACTCATTTAAAGCATCTTGATCATCTTTTAAACCGTCAACTTCGTTTTGCCAACTATCTATTACCCCTAAATCTATTAGTTCACCATCTGGTGCAAGTCTGTCGATATCAGGAGTAGTAAAGACTGGAATTCCGTACTCATCAATAAATCCTTCGTAGTTCCATTCCATTGGGATAAACAAAGAGTATAAGCCAGACTTTGTCTGACCATTTCTATTTCTTTTTGTGACATCCGAGGCATTGTATAATTTTTTAAAGTTTTCTCCACCTTTATCTAAAGCATTTGAAGTTGAGCCCATCATACATTTACCTATAATTCTACTACCTAATCGTAAACATGTTTTTGTAACCCTCCAGTTATTTAAAATATTATCAGGTCTTTCCCATTTACCAGATTCATCGTGAACTAATAAAGCTAGTTTTTCACCATCATAACTATTGTCTCCAGTGTTTTTCCAGTCAATCGTCGTGTCCAAACCCTCGATTTCCTCCATACCATCTGTAGCCGACATCTTCTTCCTTGTAAACTTACTAGCAGGTACTCTATAAGCAAGTTCGGATTTAGGACGATCCATACCATCTTGGATAGGTTTAAAAAAGAATGGATAGTTAATCGATATAGGTACAACTTTGTCCGTGAACATCTTCTTTGCATCTGCACCAGTTTTAGATAATATACCAAATCTACTATCACTTGCAAGAGTGGCTAAATTAACTGTTTCTGCTGATGACATGAAAGAAAATCCAGAACGTCTATTCTTAAGGTAGCACATTCCGTAACATCTTTTATCTGCCTTGCAAGCTTCCCAGAATATATAAAATAATCTGTTTGCCTCTCTAAAATCTGGAGCACCTACATCAATTTTACTCCATTGTAAGTACATGTACTGCGTACCTGTTATCCAGGTTGGTTTACCATTATTCACAAACCAGAATCCCTCCTCCCTTCTTTTAAATTCTTCGTCTATGTAATCGTACCATTTTTCTTTACTGCTTTCCGGATAGTTTCTCCAATCGAATATATTTTTAATTCTTTTTAACTCCTTGGGATACTCGAATTTCACCCATTTGTTTTTCGGATCTTTATATACTTCTTTAGGAGCTTTTGGTAGCGCAATAACTAGTCCTTGTATTTCTATTATCTCACCTATTTGCCCGTTTTGAGATAACACTATAATATCGTGTTCTTTATTGTAACCGTATTTCCATTTCTTACCTTTGTTAAGACGACTGATTGTCGTTTTCTTAACTGGTTCAACTGTCTTAACTAAACTTTGCTCGTACATTATTTAGATCTACTTTCTGCGAATCCCTTAAAAGTTTTTTCCTTTGCCTCTTCAGGTGTTTTACCCTCAAGCAAGTCTTCTTCTTCTTTAATTCTGTTAAGTATCTCAAATGCGTCAAATATAGCTAGTTTTTTAGTAGCCGCGGCATTCTTCAATCTATCTGCTGATATATCATCGTCTGAATCAACGATTGCTTCCTTCGCTACTTTAATCAGCTCTTCAACTGCTTTGTGCCCAGCTTGGATTATATTCTTCTTCGTTTCCTTGA